GGGCGTTATACCACCAAGTTCCCACAGCTTCTCGGATCGGATTATGGTCTCTGCAACTTTTGGTTGCATTAACCTTTAGTCCAAACAACTCCAAGTTCTGTAGTACACGGTCTGTCTCTTTAGGGGTGCAATCAACGAGAATAATATCGTCACCAAAAACTCTGTAATCGCGAATGTTAGAGGCTCGAAGAATAGCAGCAATCAATGCGGCTAAAATCGGAAATGTTACGCCACTGCCCATACCAGCGTGTGAATAACGCGTTGCATGTACAGTAACTAGCGCAAACTTCGAATGTCTTTCTATGTCATAAGACACAGGGACACCTTCACTTACTAACTTTCGTAACCACTCATTCTCAGCTAGGGCAATATTTACCAGGTCAGCCTCGCTAACTTCGGCTTTATTGACTCTCGAATCGTGCGGACCAAGAATATGACGCAATGATGCGCTAATGTTCTTGTCTTTCACCATAATCCCAGGATTAACAACGGTTAAAGATTCATACGTCGGTAATTCAACTTTAATTGAATAAACCGCAGTAGACCCTCTTAAAACCCGTAACAACTCCAAAACATCGGAATTGTCTACGACCTGTTCAAGTAACATCCAAGAGATATTCCCAGATGCGTCCTTAAGATCAATAGTTGAAGTACTACTCCAATCATTCCACTCTTTCAGATAGTCATCCAACATTCCTGCACATTTACTTTGGTAAGTAAATTCAATACGACGGTCGACAAGGTTAATAGCCCTGCCTAACGTCGAGTTGGTAGCAACGCTGATAAGCGTTGCACCAACCGGAAATGTCGAAATTGGTCTGTCAGTAGTGGCATCCTTAGGGACAGTTGTAATACACTCTTCTACTTTTGCAACCGACTTATACACTTGAGGAGGAACGTAGTCCCTCTCTTTAAAATGCACAAGATCAGTCGCCAGTTCATAAGAGCTTCTTGCAACCGCTTTAAGTAAGCCACGATTAGCAAAATATTCATAGAGATACTCCGGAAAAACTACACCATTATTGCGTAAAATCCATGCGTTTTTCTGACTATTCAACTTAATGTTTGGGGTACTTGTTACACCTGGACCGAAACGAAGATCAGATATAACATCCGCTGCATCAAATTCAGACAGCAATTTGCGCAACTGCTTACGGACTTCAAAAAACAGAGGTGTTTGGACTAATGCCGGCAGCTTAGTTTCCTCGAATTGTCGGACAGACAATTCAGATTCAACTAGGGTCAACAAAGCTTTGTCA